GTACCTGTCTTCAAATTCATCTACCACCTTAGCAAATTTCTTTAAAAGCTCTTCCTTTCTCCACAAAGGATAGTCCGTCTCTGATAACCATGTTCCTACAGAAATATCTACATCTGGGTCCAGGGGGGTGAAATTGTCCTCAATCCACCTTTTAACGAACAAACCAAAGCGCTTGAGGACGGCGTGATCGGCTTTGGGATGTTCGAAGGCTACCCTTTTAATTAAGCCAGCAACGAGCATCTCAGTATCATACTGATCTGGATGAGGTTCTACATGTGTCACTACAATTGGTCCTAAAGAGACACCGACTGGTTTCCTATCAACTGGTGATTCGGAAACTCTAGTTACTTGCATGTCTTGTCTAGGCCTTGCTAGTGTTGGAAGAGGAACCTCTCCAATTCTATATCCATACTGGACGCATCGAACGTCATTGCTGGCTAATCGAAATCCGGTAATCCTTGTAATTGCTCACGACGCTGGTGCCAAAGAGCCAGAGCAATTAAGGTAGTGTGCTGATAGATGTTTCCCAATTGAGCTTGGTACTTGTCTATATTAACTGATCTAATAGTACGGAGACGATTCTTTATTCTTTCTTTGGCAATTTTATGGTCAGTCTCCAATCCACAAATATCATAATCAGACAATTCTGCTAGCAGACCAAAACTAGCTTCAAGATATTTGTATTTGTGGGGTTCAGGCAATTCATACACATAGTCATTCTCAACACTACCAGGGCCGTGACGATGCATAAATCTGAACGTGTGTCTAGCATAAGTATTATAATCAAGTCCGAATTTGAGTTCAGGATCAGTTAACTTGATATGCTTCTGCGATTGAGGTCTAAGATCAAATCCAATGTCTCCATTTCTAAATAAAATGCGAGGTCTATTCCATCTTGTTATCTTCTTTCTCTCCCATACAATGAACCAACCGAAACAAGAGAGCTTCATTGTGTAAAGAACTTCAAAACCCAACTTACTCAATGTACAAGTAAGAAAAGTAAATCCAATGTAACAAGCAGGAACCAACCAGATCCACCAATTAATGTCATGTCCATATCTGAACATATCACCCTTAGTGACCATCATTCCATGTTCGAAATGTTCAGGAACTCGGAGGGGAATGTATTTCACTGTCTGTGAATAATCCAGAAATATAATCGCTGAACAAATACAAACTAAAAATAACAAAACCTGGCTCCACCAACGTTGGATTAACACTCCGTAGAGGTCCATAGGAGTTATAATTATCTCAGCAACAAGAATATAAAGGGCCTGAATCAAGCACAATGCCATGATTGATTCGTGAACTAAAAGATAACGAAAATAATGAAGACACAGCACAGCAACCATAATTTCAAACCACTGAAGCCAGTAACATCTCATTTCTCCAAAATCAAAATGATTTACCATTTCGATGTCAAGACTTCTGAGAGCTCTCATTAGTCTGTTGTAGACATATGCCTTCTCTCTTTCCTTGTCTCTTTCAATTTTCTCCACCTTTCTCTCTTCCATGAGTCTTCTTTGCTCTTGTAAAGCATCAAATTCTCCTTTCAGACGAGCATTCTCATCACTGAGGGCTTGAGCTAAGTCTGCATTTGCGGTATTTCCTCCGAACTTAGCTCTTCTTCTTCCTCCATTTCCTCTACCTCCACCTCTTCCACCATTGTTGTTTCTCATCCCAGTATTATTACCTCTGCCTCGGGCCTGGGGGCTACCGGAAGCGGGTTGTTGAACAGTAACATTACGTCCATTCAAGGGGGCCTGTCTCTCACCGCCTTGTGGGAAAGTGTTTATAAAATTAATTTCCGCCATGATTGAAATAGAAGAAATTATTTTGAGATACCTTTATCGATGGTTACTCAATCTCGGCATTGTCTACGTTGTAGACTATGCTAACAATGTAATTTTCTGTCAAAACCACAAAAACTGTATAGAATGGAGGGGTGAGCTTCCAAAGGGAAGCTCGTAGAGGCCAAAGTCCAGTTTACTCACCTGTTTACGTCCTTCTACCGCAGTTGAATTCACGTCTCAGCGATGAGTCCTAGCCCAGTTACTTTCAAAGAATTCCGGAGGAATCCATGATTTCGTGGTGTCGATGGCATGCGATATTCCAATTTTCCACACACTAACCTCCCCACCTCTTTTACCCAATGACCTATTCTGACTACTTCCAGCGCGGAAGCACGTTTCGGTCCTTGAGCGGAGTGCACACACTATACCTGTTTGACACTCCGTTGGCTTCTCAAGTCATATCATAAGATTTCCTCTACTCACCAACCAAGGATAACGTCTTTCCCACATCTAACCACTCTAAATCAAAATCTCGAGTGGGGGTACGGACAATCATAATCCAAGCG